TGGTACTGCTTTGACTGCTGATGGCATTGTCACCATAGCCAATGCGCCAAAGTATTTAAGAGCCAACTGTACAGCCTATACCTCTGGAACTATTACTGCAAAGGTCTTGTACTAGTATGAAAAAGACTAAAGCACAGGCAAAGATTAGCAAAGTAATGAAAGAGTTTGGTGCGGGTAAGTTGACCTCCAATAAAAAGGTAGTCAAAGACCCAAAGCAAGCAATGGCTATTGCCTTGTCTGAGGCTGGTAAGGCAAAGAAAAAATGAAGACCAAATCCAAGGTCAATCAAGCAGGGGTGTATACAAAGCCCACTATGCGAAAAGCATTGTTTGAACGCATCAAGGCTGGTTCTTCAGGTGGGGATGCTGGTGAGTGGTCAGCAAGAAAAGCACAACTATTAGCCAAAGAATACAAAGCCAAAGGCGGGGGTTACAAAACATGAGCAAGACTAAGACACACTATCTGCCTGACGGCAAAGTATTTAAGGGCGAGACACACAAGTCTGGTTCGACTTTGATGACGGGCGCAAAACATTCTGCATCTAGCAAGGTCTTGACGCACACTCCTCCTAAGAAGGCAAAGAAGTGAAAGACCCACAACAGTCGCTTAAAGATTGGGGCGCAGAAATGGCGCACCAAGTCTGGTAAACCATCATCTCAGACGGGTGAGAGGTATTTGCCAGAGGCGGCTATCAAGTCTTTGAGTTCTGCTGAGTATGCGGCAACCACCAAAGCCAAGCGGAAAGGGACTGCAAGCGGTAAACAGTTTGTTGCCCAACCCAAAGGCATTGCAAAGAAAACGGCAAAATTTAGATGAGGTAACAGATGAAAACTCCTACATGGCAAACAAAGGCTGGACAAAATCCCAAAGGGGGGTTGAATGCCAAGGGGAGAGCATCTTATAATAGTGAAACTGGTGGTAATTTAAAAGCACCAGTAAAGTCGGGGGATAACCCTCGCAGAGCAAGTTTCTTGGCTCGTATGGCTGGCAATGATGGTGCTGAGTACGACAAGAAAGGTGAACCGACAAGACTGCTTCTTTCGCTTAAAGCATGGGGTGCATCCTCAAAGGCTGACGCAAAGGCAAAGGCTAAGTCTATTTCTACACGAAATAAGGCAAAAGCGAAATGAGAGCATTATCAGTTGGAGTTAGTCCCACAGCGGCAGTAGACACAACAGTCTATACCTGTCCTAGAGGCTATTACTCTAAATTTACTGTAATGTACATTCACAATACAGGTGGGTCTACCAAGCATATAACTGTTCAATGGTTTGACTCAAGTGCTAATACCACTCTTGATATATTGACTGCTCTTGATTTCAGTACAAAAGAATATTTGCAGTTTGATGGCAACGCCTACATTGTTTTAGAAGAGGGCGATAAGATCAAAATAACTACTCAGTCTGCAAGTTCATTCAGTTTTATAGCCACATTTGAAGAAGAAGGGTTGACTAGAGCATGACCTACCTAGAACTTGTAAACGATGTGTTGGTGCGCCTCAGAGAGCCTGTGGTCACTACTTTCAACGAAACCACCTATTCCACTTTGATTGGCAAATTTGTCAATGATGCAAAGCGTCAGATTGAGGATTCCTTTGCTTGGAACGTATTAGTTCAAACTATCACAGTTACCACAGTTGCAAACACTTCTTCCTACTCCCTTACAGGGGCTGGTCAGAAGTTCCAAGTCTTAGACGCAATCAATACCACTAGTGTTTTAGGTATGACAAACGTAGATTTTGTCACTATGAACCGCAACATCAACTTCTTGCCCGCTGGAACTTCAGCACCTACTGACTATGCTTTTAATGGTATAGATGCTAGTTTCGATACAAAAGTAACCCTGTATCCAGTTCCAGATGCTGTATACACAGTTAAATTCTCTTTAGCAGTACCACAGGCAACTTTGGCGGCTGACGCTACTGTGGTGCTAGTTTCTGATGTTTTAGTGTCTCAAAACGCATTTGCAAGAGCATTGGTAGAGCGTGGTGAAGATGGTGGCTTGTCTTCCTCAGAAGCCTATAACTTGTATCGGGCAATGCTGTCTGACTATATTGCTTTGGAAGGCACACGCTATCCTGATCGTGGGGAGTTTGTAGCAACATGACGCAAAGATTGCAGACCTTTAGTGTTCAAGCCCCAGGCTTCTTTGGGCTAAACACGCAAGACTCTCCTCTGACATTGGAGGCTGGGTATGCGTCTATTGCCACCAATTGCGTCATTGACCAATATGGACGTATTGGCGCACGAAAAGGCTTCTCAAGGGTTAATGCTTCCTCTGGCAACTTGGGTGCAAATGATATAAAAGTTATCCATGAGTTAGTGCAACTTGATGGAACGTTAACTGTATTGTTTGCTGGTAACAACAAGTTATTCAAGTTAGATGGCTCTAACGCTGTTGTAGAGTTGACCTATGGGGGTGGCGGTACTGCCCCAACCATTACAAATAGTAATTGGCAATGTGCATCTTTGAATGGCATTACCTTCTTCTTTCAATCAGGGCATGACCCGTTGATCTTTGACCCTGCGGTAAGCACCACCACATTCAGGCGTGTGTCTGAGAAAACTGGTTATACAGGCACAGTTCCTTTGGGGAACATTGTCATCTCTGCCTTTGGTCGCTTGTGGGTGGCTGATACTACGACAGACAATGTAACGATTAGTTTCTCTGACTTGTTGGCAGGGCATAACTGGACTGCGGGAACATCTGGAACTCTTGATGTTTCTAGGGTTTGGGCTAATGGTGCAGATCAGATCATGGGTTTGGGCGCACACAATAACTTCTTGGTTATCTTTGGTAAGCGTCAGATATTAGTTTATCAAGGGGCAACAACCCCTTCCACAATGTCATTGTCTGACACCATAGGCAACATTGGTTGTTTATCAAGGGATTCCATAGTTTCTACGGGTTCAGACATTGTTTTCTTGTCTAACTCTGGTGTGCGTAGTCTTTTGCGTACTATCCAAGAAAAGTCTGCTCCATTGCGTGATATATCAAAGAATGTGCGTAATGACTTGATGACCTATGTGTCTGGTGAGACATTGGCAAACATCAAGGCTGTCTATTCAGAAGTAAATGCCTTCTATCTTCTAACTCTTCCCATTGCCAAACAAGTCTATGTATTTGATACAAAGGCTCAGTTGCAAGATGGTTCTGCAAGGGTAACAACTTGGGACTCTATTGAACCAACTGCATTGTTGGCAAAAAGAAATGGTGATTTGCTGATTGGCAAGAATGGTTATGTTGGCAAGTATGGGACATATCTTGACCATGCCTCTACCTATCGTTTCCAGTATTACACCAACTATGCTGACTTAGGTGATGCAAATGTCACATCAATCCTGAAAAAAATCTCTGTGGTGGTTATTGGTGGAACTAACCAAATATTGACAATCAAATGGTCTTATGACTTTTCAGCGCAATATTACGCAACCCAAGCAACTATCCCTATTTCTACAATTGCAGAGTATGGAATGGCTGAATATGGTGCAAATGGCATCCCAGTAGCATACTATTCGACAGGCATACAGATTGGCACTTTGGTTGGTCAAGCATCAGGCTTTGGCAAAGTTGTGCAGACTGCTTATGAGATTGAAATAAATGGTTCTGCTATCAGCATCCAAAAGATTGAGATTCAGGCTAAAAACGGAAAACTTGGGTAAGGAATAAACATGGCAAATTACACAAAAACCACCAACTTTGCGGCTAAAGATGCACTTGCGTCAGGCAATGCCTCCAAGGTCGTTAAAGGTACTGAGATTGACACAGAGTTCACCAATATTCAAACTGCCATTGCTACAAAGGTAGATGGGACATTGACAAACTTCTCTTTTGTTGAAGCATCAAATGTCTTGTATATCTACAATGTATCTACGCCTGTGGCAAAGATTGATGCCTCTGGTAACCTGACTGTGATTGGCAATGTTGTTGCTAACGGAACAATGTAAATATGGCAACCTCATTCCCAACCATTGCACAGTTAGACAAGGCACGAACAGATGCTAGTCAGTTTGTTGGTGGACAAACTTATTCGCTTACATTTAATGTAGATGGTAAGCAATACAGTTATGTACCTAAAAACATTGCAGAAAACGGCGGCTTAACTGCTGGAGAAAACACTTATTTACTGCCTTACTTTACAAGTATTGACAATCTAAGGGACTTTGGCAGTAAGGCTCAAGAAGTTGATTTATCAAGTACAGGTGTAAATAAATATCTTCAAAGCCAAGGCTTGTCAGAAAAGGGATATTTAATTCCATTTGGTGCAGTTCCTTTTGATAGCATGGTCAACCCAATACCTACTGAAACATTCGGTGGTGAGTTAAATGGTTTAAAAGTTATTGATGGGCAAGTTGTTTATGGTCTTAGTGGTGGGGCTGGTAGACGATATGCAACTACTACTGGTGAGGTGCATAACCCTTACATCGTGCCTGGCGGCGGTTTCTTAGGCGATTTTGGGCGAACACTTCAAAATATGGGGCCACTAGCAGGACTTGTGGGCAACTTGATACTGCCTGGCCTTGGAACTGGAATATCAATAGGAAGTGCTGTTGCCCAAGGTGCTAGTCCAGAAGACCTTGCAAAAAGTTATATTGCTAGTCAAATTGGAAGTGAAGTTGGCGCAAATATTGGTGGCGTTGAAGGCCAAATTGCTGGTGGTGCTACAAGCGGATTACTAAGTGGACAGTCACCAGAACAAGCGTTAACAGGAAGTCTAGTAAGTACGGGAGTGAATCAAATTGGTTCACCAACTCCATCAAACTTATTAACGCCATCAACTGGTGGAACAACAGCAACGCCAGAGTACATTCCTGAGTCAAACATTGGTCAAGGTACACCATCATCAACATCAGGTTTTTATACGGGTCAAGGAACAACGGGAGCGAATAACATGGCAGATGATTACATAAACTATGGTAGTCCAGCGGATTATGGCTTTAATCCAGATGGGATGATGCCTCCAGACATAAACTATGGAAGCCCCGAAGACTATGGCCTTAACCCAGATGGGATGCCTTCACCAGATTATCTTGCTTCTTTAACCCCCGCTGTAAGAGCAAGCGTACAAAGAGCATTAATGGCTGGTGGTAGTGCGGCTCAAGCGGCAAGAAACTACTTGTCAAGTATGTTTGGAGGCATGAACTCCAATCTATTGCAAGGTGGATTGGGAACAGTTGCCCAACTCAGGCAACAAGAAACGGATAGGCAAGCGGCGATAGATTCACAAAGAAAGATTGAAGAAGCAACAAGAGTAGGCGTTGCTGGTTCACAGTTCAGACCCGTTGGAACAACCACTCGTTTTGGTACATCTCAGTTCCAAACTGACCCAATTACAGGACAAATAATAAGCGCAGGATATACCGCCGCACCTGAGATTAGTTCTGCCCAAAACAGACTCTTGGGATTGGGTGCTGGGTACTTAGCGCAAAGTCCTGAAGAAGTTGCCCAACAGTACATGACAAAGCAATATGACTTGCTCGATCCTAGTCGGCAAAGACAGTTGGCTGGCATTAGAAACCAACAGTTCCAAACAGGTCGTGGTGGTTTGTCAGTAGGTTCTACTGGTTTACGTCCAAGTGGAGCGCAAGGCTTGATGGGTGCTAATCCTGAAATGGAAGCCTATTACAACGCCTTGGCACAACAAGATGCACAGTTGGCGGCACAGGCTCAAGCGGCTGGTCAACAAAATGTATTGTTTGGAACGGGCTTGTTTGGTCAGGCTGGTCAACTAGAGACTATGGCACAACAACCATTTACTCTAAGCCAAGGTCTTGCTGAGAAATCATCTATTGGTGGATATAGGGCAGGCGATTTAGGTTATAGAGGGGCGGCGGCTAGTGGTGCAATTGGCAGATCACCCGCCGCAACCACCAACCCTTATGCAACAGTATTGGGCGGTTTTGCTGATCCTAGATCGTTGTTAGCGCAAGGATTGGGAACTTACTTTGGGTCTTCTGCGCCAATAGGAGGAACTCCCGCAGACTATCCTTCATATATCTATTAAGGAATAATCATGGCAACAGATATCGTAGGTGGATTGTTTGGAATTACTCCTCAAGCGTATGAGGAGCAAGCCTATAACCAAGCATTACAGCGTGGTGAATCGTTTGGCACACGGGCTGGACTTTATGCTTCTGCCGCACAACTAGGTCGTGCAGTTGGTGGTGCTATGGGTGCTGAAGACCCACAGTTAAAACTTATAAGCATGAGAAATGCAATATTTAATAGAGCCGATCCCAATGATCCAAATTCTCTTATGGCCGCCGCAAAAGAGTTAGCCCCTTTTGATCCACAAGGTGCTAATGCCGTTGCTAATCAGGCTAGAGAAGCGGCACTTAAAATTGCCCAAGCAACAAGATATTCGCGTGAAGGCCGTGCATTAAGCGTAGGTCAAGATGTATTAAAGGCTGAAACAGAGGCAGGTTACCGGGCTGCTATCCGCGAAATAAAAGGTAGGGAACAAACGCCAGAGAATGCTGCCACTCTTCAGGTATATGAAGATAAGTTAGCTGCGTTAACTCGCACTAAAGAAGCAGCGCCTCTAGATATCCAGAAAGCGCAAGAATACCGCAAAGCATTAATTAAAGATAACGCGCCTGTAGCACAGATAGCTGAAGTCGATCGCTACATCAAAGGATTAGAAGGCGGTCGAGGAACTACGCTTACTAACGTCTTGCCTGGCGCTAAAGACTTTGTTGATATTCCTAGATTTAGGGCAACTGTCCAAAGCACAATTGACCCTGAATCTAAGACTGTGTACGCTGCGGATCAAGCGTTGCAAAGCATCAATGACTCACTTTCTACTAACAATTTTGCATCTTTTAGAGCCGCGCAAGTTCAGTTTGCTAGAGCAATATCTGGAGCCGGCGATCTAAGCCAAAGAGAATTAACAGCGGCCGGCGCCGACCCATCACTACTTGGTGGAGCGGTCGATACGATATCTAAATTGTTTGATAGCACTCCATCTACAGATACGCAAGAAAAGATGAAGAAGACTTTGCAAGCTATCCGTACTGTTGCGGCTAAGAAGGCCAATGATGAGATTTCACGTCAGACTAAGATAGCAGGAAGACAACCAGGCTACACGCCTGAGATAATTGCCGAAGCGTTAGATTTTCCTCAGTTCAAGATGCCTACGGCAGGCGGGGCGGCTAAAGCACCAAAAACAATAACCTTAAAATCTGGCAAAACTGTAACAGTAACTGAGGATTGACATGCCAACCTATACGATTGATGGTAAACCCTATAAGACTGATGTAGCGTTAAGTCCTGACGAACTAGAAGAATTAGCTGGTAGTGTGTCTGCACCTTCACCATCTATGGGCGCCATAATAGCTGAAGGCGCGCGTAAAGGTTTTGCAGGTACTGTCGGTGCGGTGTCTGGGCTGGCTAATGTCATAGATAGGGCTGGCGTAAACCCGTTCACTATGGGTATGCGTGCTGCAGGCACGCCCATACCGCAACCTACTGGCGGTTTGGTAGAGACATTCCAACAAGGACGTGAACCGGTTTATGGCGGCCTTATGCGACTTATGGGGTCTACTGGTGTACAACCTCAGACAGGTCCTCAGAAAATGATATCAGCAGGCGCTGAAGCAGTTACTTCGCCTGAGTCTTATTTGTTTCCTGCGCTATCTATATTTAAACGTCTAGGCCCTGTTGCCCAAACAATAATGCGCCCAACTGAGCAAGCCGTTGTTGGCGGCTCTGCAGAAGCTGGCGGTCAAGCCGGCGAATATGCGGGAGCAAAAGTAGACGCGCCAGGCACTGGCCGGTTTCTTGGTAGTTTGTTTGGTGGCGTTACTGGCGCCTATGGCACTAGTGCTGGCGTAAAAACCGCCGAATTAGGTGGAAAAGGTATTAGTCTGGCAACAAGTCAGTGGAACAAAATCCGTGGCACTAACCCTGAAGATGAATTGCTCAAAGACGTTGACAACCGAATCAGCAACATCTTTATAGCCGCTGGTGCGGCCGATCCTAACTTTATGAAAGTGCTTACTGAAGCGGCCAAAGCGCAGGAGAGCGTCTATCTAAAGGCGCCAGGCGGCACGCCTGTGCAAATGCCTATTAGTTCGTTGTTAGCTGATAACCCAGTTATCAACAACTTCATCCAAAGTCTGTCGTCTAAAGACGCAGTGTTTCGCGCTCAATACAGCGATCAGTTTGAAAAAGCCAAGCAAGCTATGGTTGCCAATCAAATTAGATTGTTTGGCGATCCATCTAAAGTACAAGTGAGTATTAAGCCTACTGATTTGGCGGCTCCACAAGCGCGTCGTCTTCGCACGATTGATGAGCAAATTGCTGACGTCTACAGCGACAAGTCTATGGACCCAACCATGTTGGGCAATCGAATCGATAGTTTACTAGCTAAGAAAGAAGACTCTGCGTACAAAGAAGTGCGCCCTCTTTACACTGAGGCGTTCAATATCGCCAAAGCTAATAATGTTGAATTACCTTCTACGGCAGTTGATGACATCTTTAACTCTGTCGCTGGCGCACAAGCGTCTGATATCTTTAAGACATTCCCATCTATTTACAACCGCGTACGAGCAAAATTTAAACCAGAAACTGTCGAGCCTAGCGCAATCCTAACGGCCGAGGGTAAACCCGCAATTGAAGGCGGTGTTAAATTCTCTGCTGCCACAGTGGAAGACTTGGATTCTTTGAAACGCGAGGTCAACAAGCAATTGCGTAAGACCTCGGACCCTGCCGATATTCGTCTGTTGACCGAACTCAAAACGCGCGTCAGTGGCCACATTGACAATCTTGTTCCTGAGTTTGTCACAGCGTACCGAAATGCGGATAATTCTTATTTGCAAAAAGTAGGTCTGCCGTTCAATTCAGATACGCTAAACAACATTGACCGCAAGAAGTTTGTCGAACAGATTGCGCCTGCGTTACTCGGCAACAAGTCTAATGTCAGCCAGTTTATCGACGCTACCGGCCAAGAAGGCGTACGCGTAGCGCGCGACGCCTTTATGGATAGTTTTAGTCGTGCGGTGTTAAAGGACGACGTTATTAATCCTAAGATTGCCGAAAAATGGCTTAAAAAGAACCAAGGCGGCGTGTCTTTAATACCTGGTCTAGAGAATGAATTACGTGGGTCTGTAAATAACGTACAAGTGTTATTAGCTGAACGTAAACGTCTAGATGACGCATTTAGGGTGGTAGCCGGCAACCAAATCATTAAAGGTGAAGGGTTTGACAACGCGCAAGATTTAGTCACCAAGATGTACGGCGATCTTAACTTTACCAATAAGTTTATGTCGCAGTACGGCGCCAATAAAGATGCTGTCAACGCTGCTAGATCGTTTATGTTGGACGATATTGTTAAGTCCGGCAAGCCAATTGAGTTATTAAACGACCGCAATAAATCAGCCGTTTTTAACCGCGTGTTTGGACCTACCTACGCGCAGAAGGTCGCTGACTTTGCAACAGTGTCAAACCGCATAACCAGAGATTTAACTAACGTACCGTTTAGGACTGATACTGTCCCCAAGACGCCTGTTGAAGCGTTATTAGGTATTCCACCTGAACAAATCATCTCAAGAATTTATAACCCAGTGTCAGGCGCAACGTATGCGATTACATCGTTGGCTAGTAAATTCTGGGCTAATCAAGCGTCTAAGATGACTGAGCAACGCATCAAAGAATTGCTGCTTAACCCTACGGATGCGGTTAAAGTATTTAACGCTGTGCAGCCAAAAATTAATCAGTTTGACCGCGCTAAGATTGACGAGGCTATCGCCATAGGTAAGAAATATGGCATTAATTGGGTAGCTGATGCGGCCAACGACGCTATGTCCGGCGCGGCCCGTGGTGCAGTGCAGGGCGTTCCAGAACCCCAGGAGTAACCCATTGACCCTTTCTCTCTTCTCTTATTGGCACAAACTGCTTTTGGCGCTATCAAGCAGGGCTGCGACTTTTTACACCAAGGTCGTATTCAGCTTGAGTCTGCTAAAAAGACCATTGAAGGCGTGCAGTCAGACATTAAAGCAGTCAAGGGAATATTTGACTGGTTCATTGGCCTCTTTGTCTCTAAGCCAGAAAAAGTCGAAGTTGCAAAGCCTGTGGCGCAAACGAAAGCCAAAGCCGCAGCCAAGCAGTCCTACGAAGTCCTTGAACTGGAACTCATTAAAAGCGTGGGTGACAACCTTGGAACGCTCTTTGACACGCAACAACAAATAAACAACTACTACGCAGAACTTGAAGAGGAATCAAAAACCAACTACAACCCAGAACAGAACACGTCAAAAAAGGCTATCGAGCGTGCTTTGATTGAGTTGCAGATGGAGAAGTTGATGGAGCAGACCAGAGAAGCGATGGTCTACGCTCCCGCAGAATTAAAGGACTTGTATAGCAGATTCTTGGTAATGCACAACAAGATAGAACAAGAGCAAGCGTGGGCTAGGGCTGAGACGATTCGCAGGACTAGGCAGGCAAGATGGAAGCGAGAACAAGAGGAGATAGGACAAATTGAGCTGATAAGTAGCGCTATTGCTGTGACATTCATTTCTTTAATTTTTGGATGGTTGATGTGGGCAATACAAAACTTATCTGGTGGATTTTGATAGGAGTGGCGGTATGCATAATTGTTGGGGTTACCTCGATGGCGTACGTGGAAACCCTATACATGCGAGCGCAACTCAAGCAAGAAATGAAAGAGTTGCGTAAACTGAAACGAGAATTGAAGGAGTCAAAATGAATGAACTATTCGGTATTCTTAAAGGGCTTGCGCCTACTCTTGCTACTGCTGTTGCTGGCCCTCTGGGTGGTGCCGCTGTTAGTGCTATTGCTAGCCGACTGGGTTGTAACGACTCTGTTGAAGCAGTAGCCAAAGCTATTGCTGGCGATCCTGCAGCGGCTCAGAAGATAGCTGAACTAGAGTTGGAAATGACTAAGGTAGCGGCAGACGCTATGAAGAACGAGGACAACAACGTCACGGGGCGTTGGAACGCAGATATGGTTAGCGACTCTTGGTTGTCTAAGAATATCCGTCCCATGAGCCTTGTAGCTATTTTTGTAGGTTACTTTTTGTTTGCCATGATGTCAGCGTTTGGTTTAAACGCTAACGAGGCGTACGTTACCTTGCTAGGCCAATGGGGTATGCTTATCATGGGCGCATACTTTGGCGGCAGGACTGTTGAAAAATTAGCGGAGATGAAAAAGAAATGAACCTAAGTGAACACTTTACTCTTGAAGAACTAACGCACACAGATCACAGAGACTTGGACAATACGCCAAACGAGGCAGAGTCTGCCAATTTGCGTAGGTTGGCCAGTTTTCTAGAACAAGTCAAAACTGTACTTGGTGGCAAACCAATCATGGTTAATTCTGCGTTTCGCTCTAAGGCGGTCAATGATGCTGTAGGCTCAAAAGATAGCAGCCAGCACCGCGTTGGTTGTGCAGCCGACATACGCGTGCCTGGCATGACCCCCGATGAGGTGGTTAAAGCTGTTATTGCGTCTGGTATTGGGTACGATCAGATCATTAGAGAGTTTGATCGTTGGACGCATATTTCTGTGCCAAACCTATCCACATCGACGCCAAGGCAACAAGCCTTAATCATCGACAAGCAAGGCACTAGACCCTACGCTTAGTCTTCGCTACTTAACATGAAGACAGCGACACCCACCATCACTACGATTGCGCCGCCCATGACAAGAAGCATGACCACCCAAGCAACTGTTTCAAGCATCTTTGCGCTCCTGATCAAGTTCACGTTTCATGTAGATAACAAACGCTTCTACCAACTTTAAGAAGTATGGCAGTAGCGCGCCTAATACAAATATTAAAACTTCATTCATTGTTTTTCCTTTTTAATGTAGCGTCAATGTGTCTAACCATTTCAAATATAGTTGAGCGCCCAGCCCCCGTCTGAAAATCTTCCCAGTCCCAGTAGTCTTCAACTTCATCATCTGTCAGCCCAACCCAAGGGCGTTTGTATTCCTGAATGTCATCATCATCTTCTTTGGCATTGCGCCTGATCTCTCTGGAGATGCGCTCAAATTCTTCGTCTTCTGGTGTCATGCTTGTCCCCTTGCTCTGATTGCGTCTGCTATTTGCCATTCAAGTTGGTCAAGCAAATCAACAATAGAATCTCCATGACCAGTCGCAAAACCTTTATTCATAATCCAGTTAGCCACCACCTCACGCTCTTGATTCATTGCCCAACGAATAGCATCTCTTGTGCTTGCATGACCTTGTATAGCCATCTCAATGATTTCATCTTGTGTCATTTGATTAAACTCCTATAAGCGTTGATTGCATCTTTCAAATCATTTTTCAATTGCTCGATATGGTCCTGCTGCTGTTGCATCTTAATGTAAGACTCTTTGGCAAAGTTGGCTAAGTTCTCTTGGCTCCATAATTCAAATGTTGGCATTTTTACTCCTATCAAGTCTCTTTTGCTGTTCTTGTTTTATATCCTCTGGCGGCACCACGACTTCTTGCGTAGTAAACCTATGCTCATTAGCGCATTCGCGCCTGCGGGTATAGCCAAAGGTTGGCGATTTCTTAGTCTGTTTCACAATAGACCAAGCGTTACAAATGGGACACTTCATGGGCGTCTAGCCTCATGCAGTATCTCGATACGCTCGCGTGCAGCGCGCAAGGTTGTGTAGCGCTGGTGCAGCCGCTCCAAGACGGCCACACGTTTGCCAACTTCGCGTTCGTCGGTCAACATCTCCAGCACCTTGACTTCATCCAAGGTCCTAAGTTCAGCGTTTAATTTTCGCCATGTAAGTGTCAATTTTTGTCTCCAGTTTAGTGATTGTGTTTAGGGTTTTTACTAATGTTCGATTGGCGGCGTTAGCGTCTTTCTGATGTATTTTCAAGATGGATCGTGCGGCTTTAAGCTGCGCTTTCCACAGGTTTAGTCTAGTCATTTCAATTCCTCCATGGCGATATCTGACAAGGCGCGTTTGTCGTGCAGCGCGGCCCAAATCTTCTCATCTACTGTTTTATTAGAAATCATTACGTAGCACCACACGTCATGCCGCTGGCCGCTACGATGCAGACGCCCAATTGTTTGTTCATACAGTTCGAGCGACCAGGGCAGGGACAAGAAGACGATTCGACTGCCGCCGTGCTGCAGGTTGAGTCCATGGCCGGCTGACTTGGGGTGGACCAAAAGAAGTTCGATCTCGCCAGCATTCCATCGTTCAATAGCGCGATCGTCGTCGAGAGTGGCGGCTTTGGGGTATCTACGTTTGAGTTCGGCCAACTCTTCTTTGTACGTGTACGCCACCAAAGTATTGGCATGTTGGTTTTCCTCTAATAGTTCGTCAAGCCGCTCAAATTTAGATGTGTCAAACCATACGGGTTTATCCGCATATACAAAGCCAGACGCCATTTGTTGCAACTTGGCCGTTACAACGCCGGCGTTAACTGCAATCGCGCGGTCATTGGGGAACTGCGCGACAAACTCAGTCTTCATGTCGTCATAGGGTTTACGATTAGTCAGGTTACCGCGCACTTCAACTGTGTGCAGGGTCGGCAGTTTGTCTTTGTATTCGCCTGGCTCCAATACAAACGTTGCCGGCTTGATGCGTTCCATAACCAAAGCCAAGGCGCCAGGGCGCGGCTGCCAATCGTTGTACTCGCGGTTGATCAGTATGAAGTACTGCTGCATAAACGCGCCCTTGGCACGGCCAAGCAGGTTCTGGTTGACGATCTTGCATTGGCCAAAGACGTCCTCTAAGCCGTTGCTAGTGAAACTGCCGGTAAGGCCCCAGCGGATCACCATGGGCTCAATGACTTTGTTGAGGGCCTTAAACCGCGCGCCTGATGGATTCTTTAGCCGCGTGAGTTCGTCAAACACAATGGCGTCAAAATCAAGTTCTTGTTCGGCCAGCCACTGCAGGTTGTCGTAGTTAGTCACAACGATGCGCGCGCTAGACGCCAGCGCTGCTAGACGCTCTTTGGGTGAGCCTACGGCCACAGCGATCTTTTGACGTGGCGCCCACTTAGGTTGCTCCACGGGCCACACATCAGTGCAAACGCGTTTAGGCGCCAACACTAGAAAACGTGTGACCTCGCCATTGGCGAGCATGTCTTGCATAGCCGCTAGGGTGATAGCAGTTTTGCCCGCCCCTACTGGCGCCAAGATCATGGCGCGATCGCGCTCATACAGAAAGTCAGCCGCCTCAATTTGATACGGCCTCAATGATCCAACCATCTATTTGCTCCTTGCTCCATAAACATGCGTACTTCTGATTCATTAGCGCCATGTCTGACGCAAATATTTTTTGCAGTTCTGACAAACGCCCATCAGGCGCCTTCAGTTCGATAAACCAAGTCTGGCCATTTGGCAAACAAACTACTCTATCGGCCACGCCTCTGTGCGCTGGACTAGTAAATTTGTACGCCCTACCGCCAAGGTCCTTGACGCGTTGCACTAAATATTTTTCGATTATTTTTTCTTTCATGTCAAAAAGTTTAACACACTATTATTTTTTGTGCTATAGTT